CTTTGCCGATCAGGAAAGCTTCGACAGCGATGAGATAGCGGCGCTGCGCCCCCGGATCACGGGAGGGCCGTTGAGGCTGCCGCATCCTGGCGTCGTGTTCGAGGTCAAGGATCGCGACCCGCGGCGCTCCGCCTTGCTCGTCTATGCGCGCCAGTTCGACGATAGAGTCGAAGCGGGCTTCGTCTTCAAGGACAGACCGAGACGGAGATGGACGGACTGCCTGATCCATGCCGTGTTCACCGAGCCCGGGCTGGCAGAAGGCTATCCGAACCCGAAGCTGGGTGAGGAAGAGATCAACATCTATGGCGAAGTAGCCACGGGCATCGTCTGGCGCGCTCTGACCATCCTGTCCCAGGTGGCCGAGATCAAGCCCCGCACCATCAGCCCCGCGCAGCGCCGCAAATACGCCAAAGCGGGCGTGCGCGGGTGGACATGGCATCAGATCATGATCGATCCGGAGCGGCTGCGCGCCACGAGCGCACCGCAGGGCGGCACGCATGCCGCTCCGCGCTGGCATGTCCGGCGTGGCCATTGGCGGCAGCTTGCCGACGGCCGCCGGGTCTTCGTGCGTCAATGCGAGGTCGGCGATCCCGCGCGCGGCGGCGTGATCAAGGATTACATCGTGAAAGGACAATCGGCATGAGCAGCTTCACACCATCGCCCCCGCAGGCTGCGGCCATTCGCGAGATCAGGGACTGGTTCGAGACCCGGACCGACGCGCAACAGGTATTCCGGCTGTTTGGGTATGCCGGGAGTGGGAAAAGCACGGTGCTGAAGTTCGCACTCGACGAGCTTGGCCTCTCCCCCCATCGCAGCGCGAAGGACGGCCCCTGCGTGCCGGGCGTGGTCACCGCCACTTTCACCGGCAAGGCGGCGCTCGTGCTGACGCGCAAGGGCACGCCCGCGCGCACCATCCACAGCCTGATCTATTCGGTGAGCGAGGCGACCGAGGAAGAGGTCGAGGCGGCGGGCAAGCGCCTCCGCGAGGCCGAGGACGCCGCGCGGCACATGAGCGGGTTCGACCGCACCACGGCCGAGGCCGCGGTCGAGGCGATGCGCCAGGCGCTTTCCGCAATGAAGCACCCGCGGTTTGCGCTGAACCCGCAGAGCGACGCGGCCGATGCAAGGCTGATCGTGCTCGACGAGGTCTTGATGGTGGGCGAGGACATGGCGCGCGATCTGATGAGCTTCGGCAAGCCCATCCTCGTGCTCGGCGATCCCGGCCAGCTGCCCCCCATCAAGGGCGACGGCGCTTTTACCCGCGACGAGCCGGATGTGATGCTGACCGAGATCCACCGCCAGGCGGCCGAGAGCGCCATCATCCGCCTCGCCACCATGGCGCGGACCGGCGAGCCCATCGGGTTTGGCGGCTATGACGCCCATGTGGCAAAGATGCGAAAGGGCGACGTCACGCCCGAACAGGCCCTCCACGGCGGCCAACTCATCTGCGGAATGAACGCGACGCGGCTGCAGATCAACAACGCGATGCGCGCTGCAGCGGGGCTCGGGAACACATGGCTGCCCACCGGCGCGGCCGAGAAGATCGTCTGCCTGAAGAACCAGAACGACCTCGGGCTCATCAACGGGATGTTCGTGACGCTGGAGGATATTGTTGACGAGGGCAGCCTATACTTCTCGGCCGTCGTGACGGACGAGGACGGGCAGCGCGTCGGGCCGGTCGATCGCGACGGCCGCCCGGGTCGCCTGCGCCTCTACAAGGGGCATTTCGAGGACCATGTCGCCTTCGACCGAACCCGCCATGACCGCGACTGGAAAGACAAGAGGCGTCTGACCGAAGCGACCTTCGGCTGGGCCATCACGGCGCACAAGGCGCAGGGCTCGCAATGGGAGAACGTGATCGTCTGGGACGACGGGCTGGGCCGCACCGAGCTCGACCGCCGCCGCTGGCTCTACACCGCCATTACACGCGCGGAGCGCGGCCTCGTCCTGCTGGCGTGAGCCCTGCCATGATCGACCTGAACGATGTCTGGGCGCCGCCCGCCCGCCACGACCTGACCGCGATCAAGGCCCGGCTGGTGGACTCCGCCCGCGACTGGCTGCCGCCGCTCTTTCCCGAGGCGCGGCTGACGCATGATCGCCGGGCGCTGCGCTGCGCCGATCTCTCCGGACGCCCGCCGCGCGGAGAAGGGTCGTGCATCATTCACCTCGATGGCCCCTATGCAGGGTGGGGCTTCGATTTTGCCACAGGTGAGCGCGCCGGCCCGGTCGATCTGATCTATCACGGCACAGGCCTGACGGAGGGGCGGCTGTTCGACGAGGCGGCGCGGCTTGCGCATCTGGAGCATGACGTCGCTCGGCAGCCCCGGCCGACATCTGCGGCGTGTCCCGACCACACTCTGGAAATCCGGCGCATCCTGGACGCGTGCATGCCCCTCGCGGGAAGCCCAGCCGAAACCTATCTGCAGGCGCGCGGGCTCGGGGATCCGGGCGCACCGGATCTGCTCTATCACCCGGACCTGACCGATTTCGAAGCCCGGCGTGGCAGGCCCGGCATCGTGGCGATCCCGCGCCTCGTCAGTGGCGAGGCGGTCGGCGGCATTCACCGGACCTACCTGCTCGATGACGGCAGCGCCAAGGCGCCTGCTGGCAAGAAGATGCTGGGCAAGATCGCCGAGGCGGCCGTGCGGCTGTTCCCACTGCCCGAGGACGGCCATCTCGGCGTCGCGGAAGGCATCGAGACGGCGCTCGCGGCCCATGCGCTCTTCGGTATACCGGTCTGGGCGGCGCTGTCGGCCGACGGGCTGGCCCGGTTCAGTTGGCCCGAGGGCGTGAGCCATGTCACGATCTACGCCGATGCCGGCGATACCGGGCGCCAGGCCGCCGCGACCCTGTCGGATCGATTGAACCTTGCGGACATCCCGAACCGGATCGTGGCCCCGCTGCATGGTGACGATTTCAACGACGACCTTCTCAATGGCGCAACGTCGGCTGAATATGAACGACCGGCAGTGGCCGAGCCCGGATCCGAATATTCCGAGACCGCGACATCCCTCGTGGCCTCCGCCGACGACCCTGACGCGCTGCTCGCAGCGGCCGAGACGCTGACCAACCCGCCCGAGCTCGAGGCGCTCTCCACGCTGCTGGGGCGCATCGCACTGGCCCGGCTCGACCCTTTGCCGGAGCGCCAGATCCTCGACCGGATCAAATCCACCACGGGCATCGCCGTCTCGATCCTCGGAAAGCAGCTGACCGAACTTCGGAAGCGGGTGACCGCGACCGGCGATCCGAACGCCCGGATCCCCCAGCCGGTCTGGTTCGGCCGATTGCGCCTCGATCTGTCCGGCACGCCCGAGCGCAACGAGGCCAATGTCATGATCGCGCTCAACTCCGATCCGGCTTACGCAGGCGCTTTGGCCTTCGACGAGTTCGCGCAGGAGATCGTGGTGCGCCAGCCTCTGCCATGGGACAGGGTCGAGACGACCCTTCCACGCGTGTGGGACGATGCCGACGATATCCGCACTGCCGAATGGCTCCAGATCCGCGGGATCAACGTGGCGCCGGTCGTCGTCAGCCGCGCCGTTGGCGCCGTCGCCCGCGAGTTGCGCATCCACCCCGTCCGTGACTGGCTCGACACCCTGACATGGGACGGCACGCCCCGGATCGAGACCTGGACCAGCACCTATCTCGGCGCTGAGCCTACCGCGTTCCACCACACCATCGGTGCGCTCTGGCTGATCTCGGCCGTCGCCCGTATCTACCGCCCCGGCGTCAAGGCCGACCACATGCTGATCCTCGAGGGGCCGCAGGGCGCGCGCAAATCCACCGCGCTCAAGGTCTTGTCCGGCGAGGCCTGGTTCACCGACGAACTGCCCGAGCTCGGCTCGAAGGACGCCGCCATCCACATGCAAGGCATCTGGATCGTGGAGATCGCCGAACTCGACGCCATCGGCCGCGCCGAGGTCTCGCGCATCAAGGCGTTCCTGACGCGGACCACCGACCGTTTCCGCCCGCCCTATGGTCGCTACACCGTCGAGGTCCCGCGCCAGTGCGTCTTCGCCGGCACCGTAAACCCCGACACCTACCTGCGCGACGAAACCGGCAATCGCCGCTTCTGGCCGCTCCGCTGCGGGACCATCGACATCGCGGCGCTCGACCGCGACCGCGACCAGCTCTGGGCCGAAGCCGTCCACCGCTTCCGCGACGGCGCGATCTGGTGGATCGAGGACCCAGCGCTGCTGGCCGAAGCCCGCGCAGCGCAGGACAGCCGCTACCAGTCCGACGCCTGGGACGACCTGATCGAACACTGGCTGACGCACGAGATCCGCACCGTGTCGGACGGCTTCCCCGACTACGGCAACTCCCGCACCGAGAGCGTGCCGCGTCCGGAGCCGTTGAGGGATGTGGCGGTCGGCGAGATCCTAGAGGAGGCGATCGGGCTCGAACCCGCGCGCTGGACCCGCGGCGACCAGATGCGCGTCTCGGCCTACCTCAAGGCGAACGGCTGGGAGCGGTACCGACGGCGCGACGAGGGCGGGCGCGAGGCGCCGCGGGAGTGGCGGTATCGTAGATGTGTTGGGTAGACTCGTCGCCCGTGAATTCCTCGATTATGCGGCTACGCGGCGATCAGCTGTTGCGCTGTACGGCGTCGTCGGATTGCCGACGTTGTAGAGACGGCAGAGGATCCAGACGAAAAGCAACCTGATCCAGGCTGCCAGGAGCCGCATGTTGTGCCCTGCGGCGGTCAGGATTGCGTTGATCGCATCGCCTTCGGGTCCGGTGAGGTGGTTCCGTTCGAGGTGTCCGTCTTCCTTCAAATGGCCAATGACCGGCTCAATGGCACTTCGTCGTCGCATTTCGCGCCGGATGGTGGGCGAGGTGATGCCGCGTGTGTGGGAGATGGTGATATCGAGGTTGTCACGCTCGATCCTGTGGCCGCGGTAGCCGCGGTCGACATAGGCGCGGGCAACAGATGTTCCGGTCAGGCGGGCCACCTGATCGATCTGTCCGGCGAGGCTGTGACCATCATAGGGATTGCCGGGCAGCGCCATGGCCCCGAGCACGAACTGGCCGCCTTTGCAGCGCTCGTTGGTCGTGGCGATCGAGGTCTTGCAGCCGAATTCGTAGCGGGTGCGGGCCTTGCCTTTCCCGATGCATTCGACCTCCGGCGCGTGGAACGCGTATAGTTTGTCCTTATCGTCTGGCTGCTGCCCAAGGATGCGCTCGGCGCGCTCCAGCACCGTGGCGAATGCCACCTCCAGCGCCGGGTCCCCGGCGATCTTGCGGCGGATGTCCCGGGTCAATCGTCCCAACCAGGTGCGCATGCTTCTCAACCAGCGCAGGCCCTGCTTGTGGCCCCGGCCATGCAGCAGCCGGGCAACCTCGCGCCGGGCCCGGGTTGTCAGCCGCAGGAAGGATTGGCGCAGCTTGATCCCGTGGCGCTTCGCCAGACGGTTCAGCCATTCGATCGACCGCAGGATCAGATGGCTGTCGGTCGGATGTGCCACCGCCTTGGTCTGCACTGTGGTGTCCACCGTGATCCGTTCCAACTGCCGCTCACTCACAGCCTCGGTTTTTACAGCCACGGCAATGGTTTCGGCCAGCAGCGCCTCCAGATCCTCGGCCCCGATCCGTTGGCGCCAGCGGGTCATCGAGGAGCGGTCGATCGGCAGCCGGTGCTGGAAAAACGTCTCGCCGCAGAAGGCCTGAAAGTATGGGTTCTCCAGCCAGGTCGCGCAGGTCTCCTCATCCGACAGACCCTTCATGTGCTTGAGCAAATGGAGCCCTGTCATCAGACGTGTCGGCGACCCACGCCGGCCTTTCCGATCATGGTAATGCGTCCCGAACGCGTCATCGAACCGGGTCCAGTCGATCAGGCCAGCCAGCTTCAGCAGTTCGTGCCTCGGATCGAGAATGCTCTCCAGAGAACTCCTGAACAGATCGTCAGGTCGGGCTTCGGGCAGTTTCGGACGCATCGCAATCTCGCACGTAGGTGGGGCCTGATCGCAGTGGAGCACGACCGGTTGGCGATGGGAATCCCCTACGCGCAAGCGCGTCAGAAATCGCAAGGTTTTCGTGGGTATCGACCAGAAACCTTGCGATTCCGGATATTATCAAAACTAGAATAAGAATACATTGTCAGATGCTTACGGGAAAATCACAGGCGACTAGACTCGTGATGAGGCGGCAAACGGCGAAAACCGGACCTTGGTCTCGACATCGCTGTATCCCGCTGAGTCTGGTGGAATGCAGCACTCGCTGCGGACGCCTACCCTTAGGTGGATTGGAGCTGCCAACGTCCTTCTGGGCAAAAGGAGGCAGTCGTCGGATTACAGGCCGGAAAGTCGATGCAGCCTATCTCGTAGCGCGATCAATCGATGTCAGAATTACCGATGACCGCTGTTCCAGTAGCGCCGCACAGCCGCGAGAAACGTCTGATAGTTCTGCATATTCCAGCAGACATGTGAGCTCTCTCGGATTAACCAGTAGAGATCATTCGCGCAGGACAGTTCGTTTGCATTGCATCGCTCCAGCCAGTACAAATAGTCCTCAAAGCTCTGCTGGTATCCTGCAACGAAGTTCTGGTTCGGGACACTCCACAGCATTCCCTCGAGAAAGTATGACGGCGCGACGCCCTTCTTGAGGAAGCCCTCGTCGACCATTGCGTTGCGCATGTTCTTCAGCACCCGCACGTTCGGCTTAAAACGGTTACTGGTAGCTTGATGCTTAGATGTGCAGTTCTGCTTATGCTGCCTCGGGAAGTTGACAATCCGGTCCCCGTCAGCAGTGATGAACGATATTCCTATATGATGACGGTTATCCGAAGGCGACCGATACGAGGTGTACCGATGGTGCTCGATGCAAGCCAAAACGTCTGCGGTGCGTCGATTTCCCTCTCCCGGAACAGCAATTGCTTTTCGACCCGGGGTCACACCGCCGCCGAAATTCGCCTTCAGCCAAGCGACTACTTCAGATTTGAACTCCGTTAAGCCGTATTTTGCGGGCGAGCGGTTCGCTTCATACGCCTCCTTCTCCGCTGGATCGAGACCAGATATGTCGCTGTTGAAGACGTCGGTTAGACAGATCACCACATCCACATCGCTTTCGGAGCCGCGGACGTTCGTGTCGTTCCCATAGGAGCCCTGCAGGAATACGTCGATCCCGCGTCCTGCATACGGAGCATCAGGATGCTCGAGGACTGACCGTATCGTCTGGTAGGTCGCTGCGGATTGCTGCTGGGATCCCACATGGGACCAAGTTTCAAGTTGGTTCTCTGAAATTGCCATTTCACACCTCAACTAAACAAGACGTCATGAATTTTGTTCTCGTAGCGGCCGAAGGACTCGCTGCCCTGTTGACGCAGCAAGTTCAACTTATTCAAGTCATGCTCAAATAGGTCAGTCGCCATTTCCGGTTTGTTGAAATGGTCGCTAACCCGAGCCGTCGGCACGGTCGCAAACAAGAGCTGGCGCAGTTGATCCATGGACGCCGTATTCACTTCGAGCGTCTTCTGCAGAAGCTGCACCAGCCAGAAGCGGCGTTTCATGCGTTCGAAGAATGGGTAGCGCGGCTCCGGGTACTGCCCGCAACCTATGCTCAGTACGCGGCACTCAGTCGGTGCGAACCCAAGCGGCCCGGTGGCATCAGCCAACGCGTAGAGCGCAGGATTGTTCGCCACATAGCCGCCGTCGAAGAGCTCGACATCGTTACCCGTGCTCGTTTTCACGATCTTGCGCTCGAAGAACGGGTACGCCGAACAAGACGCTTCCACCGCGTCGGCGAGCGTGCAGCCGAAGCCCGGAACGAATGTAGCGCGCCTGCCGTGTGCCTGGGTCTGCATGCTCTTGAAGATCATTGGCGTCTCAAGTTGCCACTTCGTAGTCACAACACCAAGGCCAGTGCGAACCGTGTCGAAACCATCCTCTCCGAAGACCTTCTCTCCTACGGCCCGAAGACGCCGTGTGCGCTCGCGCGGTTTCTTGGCTTGCATGATATGCGGGACGTGCTCCCGATAGAGGCAATGGATTTCTTCGACCGTCTTTCCGGTAGCCAACAGCGTGGCGATGATCGAGCCGGTACTTGTCCCGAAGATCAAATCGAAGCTCTCGTGAATGGGCTGAGGGAGCACTGCTTCGACCTCGGCCAGCACTCCGAGGGAATAGAAGCCTTTCGCTCCCCCACCGTCCAAGCTCAAGATCCTGCAAACGCCTTCTTGCATCGGAAGCACGCTCCAAGTGATACCCAGATATAGTGGATTGTGCGCAGGTCGTATGCAAGAGTTAGCGGTGCATCGTCGAATGGCTGTTCTGTGATGCTGTGCCAGGCGAGTTCGTTTTCGCAACCAACGGCCGCTCCGCGACCTTCGTCCGCATCCTCTGTTTATCTGAAGCTGCTTGGCAATATTCATGGCGTTCTGTCCCAACCTCCCCGGTGGTCCCAACCCTGTCCCAACCTCCCGAGGGGGTTGGGGACACGAAAAGCCGTTCAAAAACAACGGTGTCCCCAACCTCACCCCGTGGTCCCAACCTTTTGCTACACATTCATGTGGGAGAACGGAAAAGGTCGGGAACATGCTTTTCTATACGAAAAGAGAAGGACCCCCGTTGGGGACACCGAGGTTGGGACCACATCTGGGCAAGGCATTGCCATGGAACGATAAAAGCCTGTCCCAACCCCCTGAGAGGGTTGGGACAGCGCGCCATGAGGTTGGGACATGGGCCGGGCGACATCCGCTCGCAGGCTAGGGGTTGGTCCAGGTGGCGATTTTTCTTGTTCGGCGGAATCCGGCGCACTAGCCTTGTCTCGACCAAAGCCGAAGGCCCACTCGATCCCGTGAGCCTTCACCATGTACACACAACACCAACGCGTTGCCGATACGCGCCCCGAACCCCAGCACGGCGCAAACACGATCCTCGCCCTCGACCTCGGCACGACCACCGGCTGGGCGCTGCGCGCGGCGGACGGCCTGATCACCAGCGGGACGGTCTCGCTCAAGCCCAGCCGCTACGACGGCGGCGGCATGCGATATCTGCGGTTCACCAACTGGCTGACCGAACTGGACCGGCTGTCAGGTCCGATCGCCACGATCTGGTTCGAAGAAGTTCGGCGGCACGCAGGCACCGATGCGAGCCACGTCTATGGGGGTCTGATGGCCACGCTGACCGCGTGGGCCGAGCTGCGCGGCATCCCCTATGCAGGCGTCCCGGTCGGCACGATCAAGCGCCACGCCACCGGCAAGGGCAACGCGCCCAAGGCGGCGATGATCGCCGCGGTCCGGGCACGCGGGTTCTCGCCCGCCGATGACAACGAGGCCGATGCCATCGCCATCCTGTTCTGGGCCATCGAGACGCAGGGAGGTGTGGCATGACCGGCATGCGGTTCACGCCGAAAGGCTATGGCGGGCGGCGCCGCGACCCCCAGCAGGTCAAGCGCGACGGCTGGCAGGAACAGGGTGTGCTGGCCGTCTCCGTTGACGACGACCGCCTGACCTGGCCCGAACGCGAGCTCGTCCGGCAGCTGGGCGAGCGGCTCTACGGGCAGCGGGACCGGGAGGTGCGGCATGACTGAATGGACCATGGCACGGGTGCAGGACCGGGTCGAGAGCGCCGCCGACGTGTTCGCACAACTGCCCGCCGTGAAGCCCACCGGGTATTTCAACGCGTGGCCGGAGTATTTCCACGGCTTCGCAGATCAGGTGGGCCAGGAGCCCGAGATGAAGCGACCGCGCCCGAGCCCGCGGCAGATCACCGAGGCCGAGGCGGCGATGCTCTGGCTGCGCTGGCTCGAGCGCGACGACGCCCGCATCGTCTGGCTGCGCGCCAACCGCCAGCCGTGGAAGAAGATCGGCTGGGAGGTCGGGCTGAGCCGTCCGGCGGCCAACCGGCACTGGCAGTACGGCGTGGCGCTGATCACATGGCGGCTCAACGGGCGCGTGCCGTCGTCCAGGCGATCGCGGCGCTTCGTGGTCGAGAACGCCGATCGGCTGTCAAGAAAAATCATCCTGTGAGGGAATTTTCGGAGAGACATCGGTGGGGGTTCACCGATCCCCGGCCGAGGGCTACAAACGGGATATACTCGGGAGAGGCGTGCGCGGGACGGCCCGCCGCCGCTGGCTTCCCGGGGTCCGGCGCAGGGTCCAGCCGGGGTCCAGGCCACCAAGTCATTGTTTTACGGTTCCTTTCCGGGCCGAAACGTATGCTGGCGGGCGTGGCGCAAAATGTCGCCAGCGACAGGGCCGATTTTTTGGGAAGCCACCGGTGTCCAGCATCCAGCTACGACACCCTGAAAGCTTCGTGATTTCAAAGACCTGACCGGCCGCGCGGGGTGGATACCCCGCGGACTTCGGAGTCCAGCCGGAAGCCGGTGGCCCCCACCGCGGAGTCCACCCGTGGGGGAGTCCAATCCCTTCGGCCCCAATGCCATAGACAGGAATACGCATGACGCTGAGCTTCGCCCCGGAGCGGATCGAGCACTGGCCGCTCGCGCGCCTGCAGCCTTACGCGAAGAACGCGAAGCAGCACGGGCCCGACCAGGTCGCGAAGCTCGCTGCCAGCATGGCCGAGTTCGGCTGGACCGTGCCGTGCCTCGTGGGCGAGGACGGCGAGCTGATCGCCGGCCACGGGCGGGTGCTGGCCGCGACGCAACTTGGGCTGACCGAGGCGCCGGTGATCGTGCTCGGGCACCTGACCGAGGCGCAGCGCCGGGCCTATCGTTTGGCCGACAATAAATTGACCGAACTCGGAACATGGGACGAGGCGCTGCTGTCGGCGGAACTGAACGAGCTGCTGGCCGACGACTACGACCTGTCGCTGGTCGGCTTTTCCGACGGCGAACTCGACAAGCTGCTGGCCTTCGATACGGACGTGGGCGGCGGAGAAGAAGGTAGCGCCGGGGGCTCCGTGCCTCCGCTGACCATCCCCGAGCCACCGCGCAATCCGGCCTCGCGGACAGGCGACCTGTGGATCCTCGGCGATCATCGGCTGCTCTGCGGGGACAGCACGAACCACGAAGATGTCCGCCGTCTGATGAACGGCGAGCGCGCGGTGCTGTTTGCGACCGACCCTCCGTATCTCGTCGACTACGACGGATCGAACCACCCGACGCGGAACAAGGACTGGAGCCAGTCCTACGGCGTCACTTGGGACGACAGCAGCCAAGGGGCCGAACTCTACGACGGGTTCATAGCGGCCGCCGTCGCCGAGGCGATCACCGAGGACGCCGCCTGGTACTGCTGGCACGCCTCGCGCCGGCAGGCGATGCTGGAGGCCTGCTGGGAGAAAGCCGGCGCCTTCGTCCACCAGCAGATCATCTGGGTGAAGGACCGCGGGGTTCTCACCCGGTCGCATTACCTCTGGAAGCACGAGCCCTGCTTCATGGGCTGGCGCCGACCGAACCGCCCGCCGAAGGTTGCCGAGCAGACGTTGCCCTCGACTTGGGAGATGCCGTCCTTCGCCAAGGACGACCGGCCCGACCACCCGACGCCGAAACCGCTCGACGCTTTCGGGATCCCGATGCGCCAGCACGTCGCCCGTGGAGGGCTCTGCTACGAGCCGTTCGCTGGCTCGGGCTCGCAGATCATGGCGGGTGAGGCCAACGGCCGGCGCGTCTTCGCAATGGAGATCAGCCCGGCTTACGTCGATGTCGCCGTAGAGCGCTGGCAGGCCGAGACCGGCAGGGACGCGATCCTCGATGGCGACGGTCGGACCTTCGCGCAGGTGAAAGCCGAGCGGCTGGGCGAGACCACGGCAGCAGGCGCCGATGCCGCTGCCTGATGGCCGTCTACTACAACGATGCCGACCCCTTGGCCTGCGCATGGCTGCGGGAATTGATCGCGGCCGGGCTGCTGCCGGATGGCGACGTGGACGAGCGGTCCATCCTCGAAGTGGAGCCCACCGACCTGCGCGGCTTCGCGCAGTGTCATTTCTTCGCCGGAATCGGCGGCTGGCCCTACGCACTACGCCTCGCCGGCATAGCCGAGAATCTGTCCGTCTGGACCGGCTCGCCGCCCTGCCAGCCATTCAGCCAGGCCGGGCAGCGCAAGGGACAGGACGATGACCGCCATCTCGCCCCGGCCTTCCTGCGGCTCGTCGCAGCCTGCCGCCCGGAGTTCGTCTTCGGCGAGCAGGTCGCGAGCGCGGCAGTGCTCGGACCAGTTGGCAGCGCGACTCGCACAGCGGCTGAGGGCCCGGCTGGCTGGGCGTGGTTCGACGCTCTGGCTTCTGACCTGGAAGCGGCATCTTACACCGTCGCGGCGGCCGATCTGCCGGCTGCGGGCATCGGCGCTCCGCACATCCGCCAGCGGCTGTTCTTCGGCGCCGCCGCCCTGGAGCCGGGCGGGCTGGGCAACGGCCTCAGCGCGGGATCACAAGGACGGATCGGAATGCCGGGCGGTGCCGATCAACGCGCTACTCGGCCGGCAGGTCTGGCTGGCGGGCTGGCCGACGGCGATGGCGGGCTCGCCCGCGACGGCAGCGTACAACGCGGCGGGCAACACGGATGCGAGCCGCAGGACGGTAAAGCTGGTCGACTGGTCGAAGGTGACGACCCCACCGGCGCCGATGCGACGGACGGCGTCTGGCGAGATCCGGACTGGCTCCTCTGCCGCGATGGCCGCTGGCGGCCCGTTGAGCCCGGAACATTCCCGCTGGTTGATAGGATATCCGGTCGCATGGGGCTGCTGCGGGGCTACGGCAATGCGATCGTGCCGCCGCTCGCGGCGGAGTTCGTGACGGCGTTTCTGGAGAGCCTGCCGGAGGGGCTGTGATGAAGCAGAGCCGGATCATGTCGATGGTCGAGGCCGCGACGAACGTCGTCGTCGGCTACGTGCTGGCCATCGCCACGCAGATCGTCGTGTTCCCATTGTTCGGGATCGAGACCGGTCTCGCCGAGCACATGACCATCGGCCTCGCCTTCGTCGGCGTCTCGCTGGCGCGCGGCTATCTTCTGCGCCGGCTGTTCGAATTTTGGCGGTGACGCCGCGCGTCACTCTTCGGAGGCGACTTCCGAGACGTATGCACCGCCCGCATTCCACGAACCTTCATCGAGGGTCCAGACGGCGTTTTCCATGTCGGCCAGAACCTTGAAGGCGGCGACTTGCGCCGCCTCAGGGGATAGTGCTTCGACGGACACGAAGGTGCTTTCGGTGACGTCGCGGGTGATCTTGACCCTGAAGCGCGGCATCAGTCCGCGTCCTGAATGCGATAGCAGCGCCCACGACCCTCGACCTTCTCCGAGGTGATGGTCAGGCCGAGCTTCTTTTTCAGTGCGCCGGACATGGCGCCCCTAGCGGTGTGAGCCTGCCAGTCGAGTGCCGCCACGATCTCGTCGATGGTGGCTCCGCCCTCGGCGCGGAGCATCTCGATCAGCTTCGCCTGCTTCGTGCCCGCGCGCGGTGTGCGCGCCTTGGCCGCGGGGTCGCCCTCGGCGGGAGCGTCCTTCGGGGCCTCCGCGCTCGGCGCCGCGTCGGCGCCCGTGTTCGCTCTGTCGCCGCCTTCCGGCTCGATCCCGATGGCGGCGAGGCCCGCATCTGCGATGTGCAGGAGGATGGCGCGGCCGTCCGTGTCGTTGCGCCAGATGCGGTTGAGGGCGGCATCGGCCTTGGTCCGGCTGTCGGTCGTGGTCTCGGCGATCAGCCCGCGGGAGAGGAGCGCGCCGACCACCTTGGCGGCCGCGCCGCCGCGGAGCGAGCCGGGAAGCGGCAGGACGTTGCGGTCCTCGCGCTGCGCGGCGGCGCTGAGGATCACGAGCTGGGTATCGGAAAGCTTGGTCATGGGGTCGTCTCCTTGGTCGGGGCCGCGACCGTCGCGACCCTCCTACGACCCCGAGCCGCGCCTTGGCGCGGCAGGAGTTCCGGCGGGGCCGGAGGTCAGATCAGCCCGAGGTCTCGCAGGAGCGTGGCGGCGTCGGGCAGCCGATCCGTCGCCACGTCGATGGCGATGGTCATGCTGTCGGCGGTAAGGCGGGCCGAAATGTCCGCTTCCTCGCGGAGGGCGTCCCCGATCTCCTCGAGAACGGCGGGGATGCGGCTGGCATCCCAAGGCTCGTTCAGGCCGCGGATGGCGATGCGGATGGTGCTGGTTTCCATGGTGCTTACTCCGCGTGCTCGCCCTCGCCGAAGGCGCTGTCGGTGATGCGCTTGAGGAGGCTGGCGTAGTGGTCAAGGGTGCCGACCATCGCCCAGCCCACCTCGTCGGGGTGGCAGTTGAAATGGTCGTCGCTCAGCGCCTGTAGCCGGGCGAGCATCTCGTCGATCTCGGCTTTCTTGCCGATGAAGGCGTTCAGCGCGGCTTCTTTGTTGCGGCGCGCCTTCTCGGCGCGGAGCTGGTGGCGGGGCGTGGTGATTGGGTTCAGGCGCGTGGTCATCCGGTGGCTCCGTGTGCTGAGTTGCATCGTCCTTCTGGATCCAGGTTCGCTCCGGCGCAGAGGCTTATCAACTCAATAAGCACATGATTTCGAATGATAATCGGAGCGCGGCATGGAGGGTCTGAGCGAGCGCCAATACGCCGCCCGCGTCGGCCTCTCGCGCGGGGCGATCCAGAAGGCGAAGGCCGCCGGCCGCCTGGTGCTGCACGCCGATGGGAGCATCGATCCCGACGCCAGCGACGCGCGCCGGGCCGAGAGCACGGACCCGTCGAAAACCCGCAAGCCGCCCGCGCCGAAGCGCAAGCCCGTACCGGAGGCGGCTGTTTCGGCGGTGGGCGATACCCTCAAGGAACAGGGCCTGGCCGCGCCGGCCACGGGCGGCGGGACGACCTTCCTGCAGGCGAAGACGGCCAACGAGGTGCTGAAGGCGCAGGAGCGGCGCATCCGGCTGCAAAAGCTGAAAGGCGAGCTGATCGACCGCGCCCGCGCGCTGGCGCTGGTGTTCCGGCTGGCGCGGCAGGAGCGCGATGTCTGGGTCAACTGGCCCGCCCGGGTGGCCGCACTGATGGCGGCCGATGTGGGCGTGGAACCGGCCGCGATGCAGAAGGCTCTGGAGAAACATGTCCGATCCCAGCTCGACGACCTCGCCGAGATCCAGCCCGATCTCCGCTGAGGACGCGGACGCGCAGGCCTTCGACGGGGCGCAGGACATCCTGCGTGCCTGGGGCGCAGGGCTGCGGCCCGACCCGGACCTGACGGTATCCGAATGGGCCGACCGGCACCGCAAGCTGTCGTCGCGCGCCTCGGCCGAGCCCGGGCAGTATCGCACGGTGCGCACGCCTTACATGGGCGAGATCATGGACCGGCTGAGCCCCGGCGATCCCACGCAGCGGGTGGTGTTCATGAAGGCCGCGCAGGTCGGCGCGACAGAGGCCGGGAACAACTGGATCGGGTTCGCCATCCACCAGGCGCCGGGCCCGATGCTTGCGGTCCAGCCGACGGTGGAACTGGCCAAGCGCAACTCGCGCCAGCGGATCGACCCGCTGATCGAGGAAAGCCCGGAGCTGCGGGAGCGAATCAAGCCGGCGCGCTCGCGCGATGCGGGCAACACCATGCTGTCGAAGGAGTTCGCGGGCGGCATCCTGATCATGACCGGGGCGAACTCGGCGGTGGGGCTGCGGTCCACGCCGGCGCGCTATATCTTTCTCGACGAGGTCGACGCGTATCCGGCCTCGGCCGACGAGGAAGGCGATCCGGTGACGCTGGCCGAGGCGCGCTCGCTGACCTTTGCCCACCGGCGCAAGGTGTTCCTCGTCTCGACGCCGACGATCCGGGGGCTCTCCCGAATCGAGCGGGAGCTCGAGGCGTCCGACCAGCGCCGCTTCTTCGTGCCATGCCCGCATTGCGACGCAATGCAGTGGCTGAAGTTCGACCGGCTGCGCTGGGAGAAGGGGCGGCCGGAGACGGCGGAGTATCTCTGCGAGGGCTGCGACGGGGCCATCGCGGAGCACCACAAGACGGCGATGCTGGAAGCGGGCGAATGGCGCGCGACCGCCGAGCCGGAGGACCCCGGCACCGTCGGCTATCACCTCTCGGCGCTCTACTCGCCGGTGGGCTGGCTCGGCTGGGACCGGATCGCGCGCGCCTGGGAGGCGGCCCGAGGCTCGGACGAGGCGATCAAGGCGTTCCGCAACACGATCCTCGGCGAGACATGGGTCGAGAGCGGCGAGGCGCCCGACTGGCAACGGCTGGCGGATCGCCGCGAGGCATGGAAACCGGGCACCGTGCCGGCGGGCGGCCTGTTCCTGACCGCCGGCGCCGACGTGCAGAAGGACCGCATCGAGGTCGATGTCTGGGCCTGGGGCCGCGGGCTGGAAAGCTGGCTCGTCGATCATGTCGTCATCGAGGGCGGGCCCGGCGATCCGGCCTGCTGGCAGCAGCTCACGGATCTGCTGGGGCGCACATGGACGTATGCCTCCGGCGAGCATCTGGCGATCGCGCGTCTTGCGATCGACACGGGCTACGAGACCAGCGCGGTCTATGGCTGGGCGCGGCAGGTCGGCTTCGCGCAGGTGGCACCCGTGAAGGGGCTCGACGGGTTCAATCGGTCGAGCCCGGTGACAGGCCCCACCTATGTTGACGCGACCGTCGCGGGCAAGCGCCTGCGCCGCGGCGCGCGGCTGTGGAGCGTGGCGACCTCGACCTTCAAGGCCGAGACCTACCGCTTTCTGCGCCAGGACCGACCGGCGGAGGAAGAGATCGCCGCCGGTGCACCGTTTCCGCCCGGAACGGTGCATTTGCCGTCCTGGGCGGACAGCGAATGGCTGAAGCAGCTGGCCGCCGAGCAGCTGGTCACGGTGAAGGGCAAGCGCGGCTTCACGAAGCTCGAATGGCAGAAGCTTCGGGAGCGCAACGAGGCGCTGGACTGCCGGGTCTACGCCAGGGCCGCCGCGTGGATCGCCGGGGCCGACCGGTGGTCTGAGGCCCGCTGGGCCGATCTGGAGACGCAACTCGGCATCGAACAGCGGAGCGATCCTAATGGGGTGACGGGCTCCGAACCGCCCGCTGGCAAGCGGAGCACGCTGCGGCGGCGGACCGTCCGCTCGAGTTACATGGAGTGATCAGTGGGCCTTCTTTTCCCCGCGACTACGATGGCCGGCACGCACCCTGCGCCGGAACTCGGCGAGCATGGCCAGGTCGAACTCGATCTCCCGGCGGTCGATGTCCTCAGGGTCAAAGGCGCCTCCGACCCATTCCAGCAAGAACGCATGTTCGGGATGTTTCGGGTCGGCGATCGCATCGAGGAAGTTCATGAACCCGGGCAGACCGCCCACATCTTCGGGCGGTGCGCGGCGTCCGCCCTCGACGAACACCGGATAATCTTTGTCTGGATCACCGTCGCGGACGTGCTCCACACGGATGCTGTGCCGCCAGTCGTCACCGAAATCGTAGACATAGGTGAATTGGTCGATTCCCCGATCCATCACCTGATTCAGCCGGGTTCCCTTGGCCTTGTAGACCCGGCCGGACGCGCTCTCCAATCCGGGGAGCGGGTCGCCATAGGCGCGGTCGCCCACGCGAAACTCGTAGAGATGCGCATGGTCCCACCGCATCACGGCCTGAAGGATGTCGTGCAATGTCGACAGGGTGATCGCAGCCGCCACGTCAACCCGCCGCCAGATACGCGGGGTGATGTCCTCGAGTTCGATCATCAGACGGGCGACGGGCTCCGACATGGGTCCTCCGGGCGGCAGCTTTGTCCCAACCATAGAAGGCGCGCGTGATGCCGACAATTACCGACCTGCGCAGCCGCCGCGACGCGCTCTCGGCGCAGCGCTCCTCCGGCGTGGCGCGGGTCAGCTATGACGGCAAGACCGTCGAGTATCGCAGCGTGGTCGAGATCGACCGCGCCATCGAGGCGCTGGACCGCGAGATCGCCGCGGCCGAGGGCCGGCGGATCGTGCGGCAGCTGCGTGTGACGTCGACGAAGGGGCTGTGATCCATGGGGCTGTTCGACCGGTTCCGCCGCCAGCCCGCCGGCGGCCCTGCGGGCATGCGTGCGCGCCTCGAAGGGGCGATGTCCCGGCGCCGGTTGCGCGGCTGGAACCCGCCGCTGGAGAACGTCAACGCGCTCGTCGCCTCGGGCGGCCCAAAGCTGCTGGCGCGGGCGCGCGAACTGGTGGTCACCAACGGCTATGCCGCCAATGCCTGCGAGGCCTTCGCCGCCAATCTCGTCGGCGACGGCATCAAGCCGTCTTCGCTGATCGACGACGCGGAGCTTCGGGACCAGGTCCAGCGGCTCTGGCTCGCCTGGACCGACGAGGCGGACGCGGACGGGCTGACGGACTTTTACGGCCTTCAGGCCATGGTCGCGCGAGAGATGTTCGTCGCGGGCGAGTGTTTCGTGCGGCTGCGCCCACGTCGCACCGAGGACGGTCTGCTCGTGCCGCTGCAACTGCAGCTCCTGCAATCCGAGATGCTGCCCTTCGAGAAGACCGAGACGGCAGCCAACGGCAACCGCATCCGCTGCGGGATCGAGTTCGACGCCATCGGCAGGCGGGTGGCCTATCACTTCCGCCGCAGCCATCCGGGCGACAGCACGGACCGGCGCGTGGCGGTGCCGGAGACGGTGCGTGTGCCGGCGGCTGACGTCCTTCACGTCTATCGCCCGCTCGATGCCGGGCAGATCCGCGGCCTGCCGCATGTCGCGCCCGCCATGGTGCGGCTTTTCCTGCTGGACCAGTACGACGACGCCGAGCTCGACCGGAAGAAGACCGCGGCGATGTTCGCGGGCTTCATCACCAAGACGGCGCCCGAAGAGCCTATGATAGGCACGGAGGAGGCCGACCCCGACGGCGCGGCCATCGCCAGCCTCGAGCCGGGGACGCTGCAGGTCCTGCTGCCGGGCGAGGACGTGAAGTTCTCGTCACCGGCGGATGTGGGCAGCAGCTACGAGGCGTTCCAGTACCGCACGCTGCTCGGCGTCTCGGCCTCGCTGGGGCTGCCGTATCACCTGGTCACCGGTGACGTGCGCCAGGCCAACTATTCGAGCTTGAGGGCCGAGCTCGTCGAGTTCCGGCGTCGCGTGCAGCAGCTCCAGCACGGGGTGATCGCGCATCAGCTCTGCCGCCCGGTCTGGGCGCGCTGGCTGGAAACGGCGCGGCTGGCAGGCCGGCTGGATCTGCCCGACCCGGCCGTCGCCCAAATGGTGCAGTGGATCCCGCCCCGCTGGGACTGGGTCGATCCGCTGAAGGACATCCAGGCGCAGGTGCTGGCGATGGAGGCGGGCATCACCTCGCGGCGCAAGGTGGTGGAGGCCACCGGCTACGATGTCGAGGAGGTCGACCGCGAGAACGCGACGGACACGGCGCGCGCCGAGGGGCTCGGCCTGCGCTACCGCACCAGCCCCGGCGAGACGCAGGGCGCGCGGGCGACGCCGGCAACGCGGCCCGATCCGGGCGATGGGTCGGCAGATGACAGCGGTGACGACATCGATGCGGCCGCGACCGACCGCGCCACCAATCAGGAGTGACATCATGAACAGCTGGTACACGATCCGCGCCCGCGACGGCGGCGCGGAGGTGCTGATCTATGACGAGATCGGCGCCTATGGCGTCTCGGCCAAGGGCTTCCTCGCCGAACTCGGCGCGCTGCCGGACGAGACCGCGATCGATCTGCGGCTGAACAGCCCCGGCGGCTCGGTCTTCGACGCGGTCGCGATCCACAACGCGCTGAGCCGCCACGCCGGCAGCGTCACCGTCTGGATCGACGGGATCGCGGCCTCGGCCGCCAGCTACATCGCGATGGCGGGCGACGAGATCGTCATGCCCGAGAATGCCTTCCTGATGATCCACGATCCCTCCGGCCTCGTCATGGGCACGGCGGCGGACATGCGCGAGATGGCCGGGACGCTGGACAAGATCGCGGCCGGCATGCTGCGCGGCTACGCCGCCCGCTCGGGCAGGCCCGAGGAGGAGATCGCCGGGCTGATGGCCGCCGAGACCTGGCTCACAGCGGCCGAGGCGCTGGAGGCAGGTCTCGCCACGCGCCTGGCCGAGCCGGTGCGCATCGCCGCGCGCTTCGATATCGCCCGGTTCCGCAACGCGCCGCCAGCGCTGGTGGACGCGGTCGAGACCCCAGATCCGGAATACGCCAAGACGGAAACCGACATCGTTGACGACGCCAACGATGTCGCGTCGGTCCCCGATCCCGCGCCGCAGCCCGTGGCCGACGATCCGGACGGCCCCATGGCAGACGCCAGCACGGCTCCGAACGCCACCGCCATCCGCGCCGAGGCCATCGCCCATGCCCGGGCCGTGGTCGATCTCTGCCGCCTCGCGGGTCAGCCGCAGATGGCCGGGCGCTTCCTCGAGGAGGACGCCAGCCTCGACGCGGTGCGCAGCAGCTTGCTGGACACGAAGGCCGAGGCCGCGCCGGAGATCACGCCCCATCACCCGCAACCCGGCCGCAGCGCCACGACCCGTCCCTGGGGCGACGTGATCGCCCGCACCTTCAAGCTCAAAGGATAGGCTCCCATGACCACGCTTTCTGAGTCCACCCACCCCGGCGGCTTCCTCGTCTGGGAAGCCCATCGCGACTACACCCGAGAGACCGTCACCGTTGCGTCCGGCACGCTCTCACCCGGCACCGTGCTGGGTCAGATCACCGCCTCGGGCAAATACGCCGCCCACGACCCCGACGCCACCGACGGGACAGAGACCGCCGTCGCCGTGCTCTGGGGCAAGGCGGACGCCAGCGGCGGCGATGCACCGGCCGTGGCGGTGGTCCGCGGCCCCGCCATCGTCAACCGGCATGATCTCGTCTTCGCGGGCACGCCCAGCGATCCCGAGGTCGCCGCCGCCCACGCCGCGCTCTTCGCCGCGGGCATCATCGTCCGCTGATCCGAAACCGACAGGAGGCATCAACATGGCCACCATGGACATCTTCGAAGGCGATGCCTTCACCATCGTCGAACTCACCCGCGCGCTCGAGAATATCCCCTACAAGCCCGCCATCCTGTCGGGCGCGGACCTCTTCGGCGCCCGCGGTGTGCGCAGCCGCACCGTGATGATCGAGAGCCGCGACGGCACGCTGTCGCTGATCCCGTTCTCCGAGCGTGGCTCTGCCTACGAGAGCCAGACGCCTGAACGCCGCGAGATGCGGGCGTTTGTTTGCCGGCAGTTCAAGAAGCAGGACGTGCTCTGGGCCTCGGAGATCCAGGCGATCCGCGACTTCGGCTCGGAAACCGCGGTGCAGCAGGTGCAGGCCGAGGTCGCCCGCAAGCTGGGCCGCCTGCGCAACGACGCCGAGGCCACGTTCGAGTTCCACCTCTTCAACGGCATCCAGGGCGTGGTGAAGGACCCCAGGGACGGCGCCACGGTGATCGATTACCACGCCGAGTTCGGCATCACCCCGGCCACGGAGGTCGACTTCGACCTCGACAACACCTCCCCCGCCTCGGGCGCGCTGCGCAAGCGTTGCCAGGCGCTGATCGAGAGCGTCGAGGATTCTCTGGGCGGGCTCGCCGCCGGCCAGGTGCAGCTCCGTGCCGAATGCGGCTCGGCCTTCTTCGCCGATCTGGTTGCCCACAAGGAGGTGCGCGAGACCTATCTCAACACCGCGGCGGCCGCCGATCTGCGCGGCCGCGTGGGCGAGGAGGTCAGCTTCGGCGGGATCACCTTCCGCCGGTATCGCGGCGGGCTGGGCTTCGGCGTGCCCACCGACAAGGCGTATTTCTACCCCGAGGGCGTCGAAGGCCTGTTCGAGATCTACTACGCGCCTGCGGACACCTTCGAGACGGTCAACACCGTCGGCCTGCCGCTCTATGCCCGCATGATCCCGGACCGGGACCGCGACGAATGGGTGCGGCTCGAGATCGAGAGCAACCCGCTGCCGATCTGCACCCGACCGCAGGTCCTGCGCAGCGCGCGGCGGACCTGATGACGGCGGCTGCGATGGCGCTCGACGCGCTCTTCGCCGACGACAACATCGCCCGCGAGGCCGTCTACACGCCCGAGGGTGGAACGCCTGTCCTCGTCCGGGTGGTGACCCGCCGGGCGGACGAGACCACGGGCTTCGGCGACGCGCGCCTCTGGTCGGAGACCACGCGCGTGGATCTGCGCGTAGCCGAGGTTCCGACCCCGCGCCCCGGCGACCGCATCGAGATCGACGGCGAGGCCTTCCTGATCCAGGGCGAGCCGGTCCGCGACCGCGAGCGGCTCGTCTGGACCGTGGATCTGAGGCCGACATGAAGCTGAAACTCGACGTCACGCCCGACCTCGCTTCGTTGATGGCCGCCGAGATCAAGGCGG